CAAAGCTGTCCAACGGTTTGCTACCGTTACCCCCGGTTGCGCCGCAGGCGGGTTCCTCCCCTCCTGCCGGCGGCGCGGCCAGCCCGTCTCCCGCGCCCGGTATCCCCCTGCCTGGCGCGGGAGCAGGCCCGACTCCAGCCGGTCCTGCTGGTGCACCCAACCCGCAAGGGGCGCCGTAAATGCCAGATTTCAACCCGGTTCAGACCACCGTCGTCAATACCCCGGCCGCTACGCCGCCCGCAGTGCCCGCGCCGACCCCGGCACCCGCTGCTGCGAGCCCCGCGCCAGCGCCGGCCCCTGCTGACGGGCATACGGGCGCAACAACTTCCACCCCGCCCAGTGGTGAGCAAGGAAACGGCAACACCCAGCAGCCCGAATGGGCGCGTCGTCGCATCGACGAGTTGACCCGCGCACGCCGTGAAGCCGAGCGTGAACGGGAAAGGCTCAGGACCGAGTTGGAAAGCCTGCGCGCACGCGCCGCAGCCGCTCCAGCCCCGGCTTCTGCCGCAACTCCCGCTGCAGCGCTGCCTTCCAGCGTGCCGACTGTGGAAGACGTAGAGGCTCAGGTGCGCCAGCGCCTTGCCGCGGAAGCGTACGACCGTCGATGCAATGAAACCTACCAGCGTGCCGTGAGTGCGGACCCGGAATTTGCCGGGGCGTACGCGCAGATGCTGCAGAACGTGGGAGCCCCGCCGGCTCCGATCCTGGAGGCTATCATCGAAGGCGACGATGCCGTAGCGCTGCTGGGTCATCTGGCCCGAAACTACGACGATGCCAGCCGTCTCTTTGCCTTGTCGCCGGTGGCGATGGGGCGCGAACTGGAGCGCTTGAGCGCAAAGGTTCGGACCACCCCGAAGCCCCCGGTCGTATCGCAAGCCCCGGCTCCCGCTCAAGGCGGCGCCACGGGAGGCGGTACGAGTGTCGCGGGCTCGGACGATTGGGCTGAAATGCCTCTCGACGAGTTCATGCGGAAACGCAATACTTCCCCTCGCCGAAAAGGATAATTGAGCCATGGCCAACAGCATTCTCACCATCGACATGATCACCCGCGAAGCACTGCGGCTGTTCATCAACTCCAATGCCCTGCTCCGCAACGTTGATCGCCAGTACGACGACCAGTTTGCCCGCAACGGCGCCAAGATCGGCGACTCGCTGCGCATCCGCCTGCCGAACGACTACACCGTCCGCACCGGCAAGACCGCCCTCCCGCAGGACACCAACGAGCAGTCCACCGCACTGACCGTGGCCACGCAGAAAGGCGTGGACCTGTCGTTCAGCTCTGCCGACCGCGCCCTGTCGCTGGACGACTATTCCGAGCGCGTGCTGCGCCCGGCGATGAACAAGCTGGCCGGTGCCGTGGCGCTCGACCTGTTCTCGGGCTTGGCCAAGACCGTGCCCAACATGGTCTGGAACGGCTCGACCGGCCAGGAGAGCGGCACGCTGGCGAGCCCGAACGCCGAGACGGCACTGGATGCCGGCGCCCTGCTGGACCAGTTCAGCGCGCCGAACACCGACCGTCGCATCATGCTGTCGCCGCGCACGCAGGCCCGCTTGGTCAACTCGCTAACCGGCCTCTTCAACCCGCAGCGCAAGATCAGCGACCAGTTTGAAACCGGTGCCCTGTCGGAGGACACCTTGGGCTTCGACTGGTACATGGACCAAACCGCGCCGATCTTCACCAATCCGGCCGCCATCACGGCCACGGTGAGCGGCGCCAACCAGACGGGCACCACGCTGACCATCTCCGCGGCCAACGTGGCGATCCCGGCCGGCACCATCATCACCCTGGCAGGGGTCAACTCCGTCAACCGCGTCACCAATGCCGACAACGGCACGCTGGCGCAGTTCGTGGTGACCGCGGACGTGGCCGAGAGCGCCACCTCCATGACCATCTACCCGGCCATCGTGGTGCCCTTCACCGATCCGTACAGCAACCCGAGCACGCAGTACCAGACCGTGACCGCTTCGCCAGCCAACGGCGCGGCGATCAATCTGGTGGGCCCGGCGTCCACCACCTTCCGCCAGAACCTCGCTTTCTACCGCGACGCGTTCACCTTGGCGACGGCGGACCTGGAATTGCCGAAGGGCGTGCACGAGGCCAGTCGCGCGCAGTGGGGCGGCGTCTCGATGCGTATCGTGACCCAGTACAACGTGATGAGCGATGACTTCATCACCCGTCTGGATATCCTCTACGGTTGGGCTGCGCCCCGCCCGGAGTGGGGTGTCATCATTGCCGACCTGCCGTAAGTCGGTGGCCAAGTACCCCGCGCACCGTCCTCCTTCCGGTGCGCGGGGGTTTTTTCTGGAAGGTGCCCTCTAACCTGAAAAGGTGCGATCATGTCCTCGCAGTCCAGCTACCGCGGTATCAAGTTTCCCCCCTACAAGTACCAGGAATACCCCAAGTGGGTGGGCAACCGGGTCGTGAATACCGAGCAGGAAGAGCTGGCCGCGCTGGAAGAACTCACCGAGGCGCAGGGCAATGCCGACAAGCCAAACGCTCCCAAGCGCAAGTGACCTGATTACGGCCGCCCTCAAAATGGCCGGCGTGCTCGGCTTGGGCCAGATCGCCGCAGCGGAAGACCTCAACGATGCGATGAATGCGGCGAACCGCATGCTCTCCGTGTGGAACCGCCAGCGCTGGCTGGTCTACGTGCTCAAGACGGTCTCCATCCAATGCACTGGGGCGACCAGCTACTCGGTTGGCCCGGGCGGCGATATCGACCTTCCGCAGCGGCCCAACCGCATGGAGAGCGTCTACTTCCGCCAGTACATCAGCGACAACCCCTTCTACGTGGACTATCCCGTGGGCATCATCGAAGCCCGCGAGGACTACAACGCGATCAGCGTGAAGGGGCTGCAGTCGTTCCCGCAGTACGCTTTCTACGAAAGCGACTGGCCGCTCGGGCAGCTCTACATCTGGCCGATCCCGGTGTCGATCTACACCATCTTCATCAGCGTGCTGCAGCCGCTCACCCAGTTCACGTCGCTCACCGACAGTCTGGCGATGCCGCCGGAGTACGAAGAGCCCTTCGTCTACAACTTGGCCGCGCGCCTCTGCGCGATGTATGGCCGCACGGTGCCGCCGGAAGTGGTGGCCTTCGCCAAGTCGTCGCTGTCGGTGCTGCGCCGGGCCAACGCGCAGGTGCCGCTCGCCAAGATGCCGCAGGACGTGCTGCGCCGGGGCATCTACAACCCCTACAGCGACACGAACCGATAGCCCATGGCACGCGTTCCCCTTCAAGGCGGGGCGTACCAGGCGGCTTCCCTGCTCGCCAGCGCGCAGCGCTGCGTCAACCTCTACGCCGAGCAGAACCCGCCGGATTCGCCGTTCCCCTTCACCTACTACCCGACGCCGGGGCTCAAGCTGCTCTTCAACACGGGGGACGGCGGCCATATCCGCCTCGTCTACCGCGACAGCAAGGGCAATCTCTACGTCGTGAGTGGCCACCGTGTCTACCGGCTCAACCCAATCGGCTGGAGGCTCACGTACGTCGGCAGCGTCAACACGGTGCAAGGCCCGATGCGCGCCACCGACAACGGCGTCGACATCATCTTCGTGGACGGCTCGGCCGACGGCTTCATCCTCAACATTGCCACGCAGGCTTGGTCGCAGATCGACGACCCGGCGTGGTACGGCTCGCAGTCGGCCGACACCGTGGACACCTACATGATCTTCGGGTGGCCCGGCAACGGTGAGATGTACACGACGCTGGCGCAGAGCACCACATTCGACGCCTCCTACTTCGCGGCCAAGAGCGGCGCGCCGGACCCTGTGCAGGCCATCGCCGCCGTGCACAAGGAAATCTGGCTGCTCGGCACTGACACCACCGAGGTGTGGTTCGACGCCGGCAATCCGAATTTCCCGTTCGAGCGCATCCCCGGCGTGTTTATCCAGCAGGGCGTCGCCGCGGTGTGGAGCGTGGCCAAGGCCAACGAAAACCTCTTCTGGATCGGTCGCGGCGAGCAGGGCAACGCGATGCCCTACATGTCGCAGTACTACCAAGCGGTTCCGATCGGCACACCGGCCATCGTGGACGAGTGGCAGACCTACGCGCGCATTGACGACGCGACGGCCTTCACCTACCAGATTGGCTCGCACGTCTTCTACGTCGTGACCTTCCCGACGGCCGACCGCTCGTGGGTGTACGACGTGCTCACCCAGCAGTGGCACGAGTGGCTGTCGATGGATGCCTCCGGCGCTCTGCATGCCCACGTGTCCGGCTCCTATTGCTTCACCGGGTCGATGCACCTCTTGGGCGATGCGAACAGCGGGAATGTCTACCAGCTCGATGTCAACACCTTCACGGACAACGGCGCCGCGATCCCGCGCATTCGCGGGTTCCCCCACCTGTCGGACTTCAACAGCGGCGCGCGCCAGTTCTACAAGTACTTTCTGGCCAACGTGGAAGTCGGCCGCGGCTTGTCCGACGGCACGACGGGTGCGCCGCCCATCCTGCTGCGATGGAGCGACGACGGGGGGTACACGTGGGGTCAGCCCATCGAGGGCAACTTGGGTGCTGTCGGGCAGTCCATCCGCAGCGTGCAGTGGAACCGGCTCGGCTATGCGCGTGACCGCGTGTTCGAGGTGAGCTGGAGCGCCAACGCGCGATCCTCGCTCAATGGCGCGTACGTCTCGTGGGAGGTAGGCCGCTCGTGAGCAACAATGCCGCTAATGTCCCGCCGACCCCCATTGCTCCCAACGTAGGCCCGTTGCCGTCGGAATGGCGCTCGTTCTTCACCCTCCTGCTCCAGCGCACGGGGGGTGCATCAGGCGGGGGTGGCACGGGCGGCACGATCACGTCGGCGCAGATCAGCGATGCCACTCCCACGGGGCGGGCGGTCCTGACCGCCCCCGACGCCGTGGCGGCGCGCGCAGTCATCGGGGCCGGCACCAGTAGCCTCACCCTTCAGACGGTCGCCAACAGCGTTACGGGCGGCTCCGTGAGCGCGGCGTACAACTCGCAGGGGAACACGTGGTCGCTTTCCTTGCGCGCGACGGGCGTCGCCCCCGGCACGTACAGTAGCGTGACAGTTGCTGCCGATGGACGCGTAACCGCGGCCAGCGATGCCGGTGAATCCCTCGACTACGCCACTGCCTTGGCCTACGGACTATGAGCCTCATTCTTGCACCCGGTCAGGCGCTCTACCTGACCACCGGCACGCCAGCTACCAACCAAGCCTTGGCCATGGTGTCTTTCGCAGTGCCCGGTGGCTCGCCAAACAGCGCCTCGGTGACGGCCACAGGCACTACGCCCGTGGTCTTGGCTCAATCCGTCTATGGGGGGCAACCTGCCGTCGTGTCCAGCGTGCAGGTCTTCAATGCGGACACGGCTGCATTATCGGTCGAGCTGACCGTGCAATCCGAAGGCGGTACGACGATCCCGGTCTACAACAACCCATCCGTGCCAGCCAATGGCGAGGTGAGCTACGAAGGCGGCGGTGGCTGGCAGCTTCTTGAAGCGGGTATTCCCACCGAATCGCCTCAGTTCCCGGCCGTCACTGCGAACGAGGTATACGCCGGCCCATCCAGCGGCAGCGCGGCATTGCCGTCGTTTCGCTCCTTGGTGGCAGCGGATCTTCCGACCATTCCGCTTTCCAGCTTGGCGCCCATTGCTGCAGACACGGTGGTGGCGAACGCTACGGGCTCCTCAGCTCCCCCTACCGCAGTAACGCTCGGATCTACGCTGGCTTTTGAAGGCGGCTCGCTCTCCGTGGCGCCTTTCCCTGCGACGACGCTGGTCGGCAATGCCGCTTCTTCATCTGCGGTTCCTGGCGCTATCACTATTGGCTCGGGTATCAGCTTGAGTTCACTCGGCGTGTTGAGTGCTACCGGGTCGGGAGGTACGGTTACTTCGGTCGGCCTCTCGATGCCTTCCGACTTCACGGTCGCGGGCTCCCCGGTCACGTCGTCGGGGACGTTGACCGTCACCCGTAATACCCAGAATGCCAACTGTGTGTTCGCCGGTCCCTCAAGTGGGGCCGCCGCTATTCCGACGTACCGCTCTCTTGTAGTCGCCGATCTTCCCTCAATTGCCGCAGATACTGTACTGGCAAATGCCACGGGCTCTTCGGCATCGCCGACCGCGGTAACGCTAGGAAGCGGCCTGGCTTTCAATGCCGGCCAGCTCACCAACACCGTGTCGATCCCGCAGGACTATATCAGCGGGCTCAAGATGACGTGGAATAGCGCCACGTCGATCAGCGTGTCGAGCGGCGCAGCGTACATCCCTTCGTTGGCAGTGTGTTTCGCTAATTCGGGTACGCTGACTTTGAGCGGCCTATCTCTCACCGCAAGCACGTGGTATCACGTCTATCTTTACAGCAACAGCGGGACCGCGGCTATCGAATGCGTGACGACGGCTCCCTCGTCGCCCTACTACGGCACGGCACGCACAAAAACAGGCGACACGTCGCGGCGCTACGTCGGCAGCGTGCTCACGGATGCGAGCAGCAATATCTACCAGTTCGAGCATATCGGCACGACGGTCAAATACGAGTGCAACGTCGCTCCTGCACCTTTCGCCGTGCTGCTCGGAGGTTCTGCGACGACCCCGACGACCGTTTCGTGCTCATCCGTCATGCCCGTCACGGCCTTTGTCGTCTCGCTCCTTCTGACCAACGCGGACGCCTCGGCCTCTATCGCCTACGCCAACCCAAGAGTGAATGGCGGCCTGACGAGCAGCTTCATGGCGTACTTGAACGCCAACTCCTCCATGTCCATCGATCTCTGCACCGACGCCAGCCAGAACATTTCCTACATGTGGCGCACCTCGCCTTCAGGCGGCAACGCCAACATCCGTGTCGTCGGCTACACCTACGAGCGCTGACCATGTACGCCATCACTGCTACCGGCTTTCCGGGTGTAGTATCTTGGCCCACCACCCCTTGATTCAGGAGAGCCCCATGTCCTTCCCTATCGACGATTCCACCCGCCTTTCGGTCTACGGCACGCTCGCCAATGTCACCGTGGGCGACCTCATCCGCTACATCGAGTCGCGCCAGTCCACCCCAGCGCCTGCGACAGCCGGCGTGGACGCGGCCATCAAGCAACTGCAGGAAGACACCGCAACGGTCGCGGCGCTCGCCGGCCACGGGCCGCAGGCAGGCTGATCGTGGACAACTTCCAGCGCATCAGTGCCGGGCTTGACGTGCAGCCGTTGCTGCTCGCCAT